AGTACCATTATTTGCTGGTTTATATGTAGATGCACCGCCCAGCCGCATGTCTCTCACATAACGTGAATCTGACTCAGCTTTGGTGTATGCACCAACATCTCCCGCTGAGGGTTTTCGTGTTGTGGTATAGAAATCAGACCAGCCAGATTCAAAACCATAACCATCACGGGCTGACCTGTAAGATATACCGCCATTTTTATAATTCACACGAAACTGTACAGCCGGGCAGCTACCAGCATTTATATTAAAGTGAAGAATTAATGCAGATGCTCCCCCAATCAGAGCGTTGTATGCGCCACTGTCCCAATTCCATCCAACGGCTGTATCACCATTAACCGTATTACCTGTCTGCCGAAGTGCAAATGCACCGACATTTCTGGCATTAAGGGTAATATCTCCAGAACCATCAAAGGCAACACCTGCTATTTTCCTCGGTGTTTCGAGTTTTGAGGCTGTTGCAGCATTTCCTGAAAGGTTGGAAATAAATGGATGTGAGCAGTAATAACCGCGCCCATTTTTAAAATCCAGAATAGCCTGTGCGTTCGTGCTTTCTGTAGCGGGATTAGTTGCCCCCCACTTATATGTCGTTTGACCGACGACATAATCCTCTGTCGGAACAATAACCGTTAGCCCTTCCTCTGCAAGAATTTGCACAGGGAAAGCTCTGGCTTCAACATAAAAAACACTACATACATCATCATCTTTCAGGCTTGTAACAATGGAATGGATTGAACGCTCATTGGTCTGATACGTCCAGAAATAACCTGCCGCATATGAACCACGATCAGTCCATCCTCCGGGCATAACCATGCCATTAAACTCGCAGTTATTCATTACATAATCGCCGTTATAACAACCAGTGGAAATAACGACGCGGGATGCCATTTCTCCTGAAAGGCTGGCAGCACGGCGAAAGATAACGGGATACCACTTCCCGGCAACGACATTTGCAGGGGCTGCAAACGAATACTTTCGCATTCCCTTTTTCTTATCCACTTCACCTTTGCTGTAAACATTAATGTTACTCAGGAAGCGTTCTTTATCAGGAATATCCGCACCGTTCTGATCTTTCTGAAGACGTTTTTCAGCATTGTCATAGGCAGACTTCACCGCTTTTGGTGTTGCGGCCAGCGTTTCCGAATCACTGTTGGTGGCGCTACTGAGCTGAACAAGCCCTTTTCGCGCTGTGGTGGCATCCTGTGCAGTGTATTTCCCGTTAGCAAGGTCATACGCGACCTTTACCGCCTTTGGCGTTGCCGCAAGCGTTTCAGAATCACTGTTGGTGGCGCTACTGAGCTGGACAAGGCCTTTTCTCGCTGTGGTGGCGTCCTGTGCAGTGTATTTCCCGTTAGCAAGGTCATACGCGACCTTTACCGCCTTTGGCGTTGCGGCCAGCGTTTCAGAATCGCTGTTGGTGGCACTACTGAGCTGAACAAGGCCTTTTCGCGCGGTGGTGGCGTCCTGCGCGGTATATTTCCCGTTAGCAAGGTCATATGCTGCTTTTACCGCTTTTGGTGTTGCAGCGAGCGTTTCAGACGTGCTGTTGGTGGCACTACTGAGCTGGACAAGGCCTTTTCGTGCTGTGGTGGCGTCCTGTGCGGTATATTTCCCGTTAGCAAGGTCATATGCGGCCTTTACCGCCTTTGGCGTTGCAGCCAGTGTTTCAGACGTGCTGTTGGTCGCACTGCTTAACTGAGTAAAACCTTTTGCGGTCAGCGAGGCGTCCGGGTGACGTCGTGACTGTTCATGTTCTGCAATTTTGTCATCAACGTAATCCTGCGTCGCCATCACCGTTGTGGTGTCAATGGTCAGCGCCACTGAGGTCACACTGCTGACGATGATGACCATACGGCAGGTCTGCGAACGCCCTGAGCCTTCGGCAAGAGCTGGCTTATAACTTTCGGCCATGTTCGCCACAGCAATTAACGTTCCCGCATCATCGTACAGGCCAAGCTCACGCATCCAGAAACCGCCCACCTCCGGCGGAATAACCAGCTCTGCGATAATATAATTACTGTTTCGTTTGTCCTGGCTGATTTTGTTCAGCGCATGTCGCCAGACTTCGTGGATAAGCCCGGTCTGTCCGGCATCCGGGACAGGCAATTTACCACCGCCATCCCCGACGGCCATCGTGGTAATGTTGACCTTCCGCCCTCCCGGTGCGGTTGCCGCTGCCAGCTTTGCTGCACCGGCAGTGGTGATAACGGTTCTGAATTTTGTGCTCATTATTCCTCACTTATCCGGGGTAAACCGTAATTACATCGCCGTCGTAAGCCACACCACCGGCGAACAGGTAGCCGGGAATGTCCTGGGTAATGTTCAGGCCAATAAGGTGGCGGCTTGCAGGTTTGGCATCAGCAATCAGCCGTTCCATTTCCTGATACATTGCCTCTGTGATGCCGCTTTCCAGTACACCAATATCAAGCCGGAAGGTGCCGGGCGGGTCACTGTTTTCCCACCACTCCGTCACGTTGATGAGATAGCCGAGCGGCTCCACCACACGCCGGATTGCACCTATTGTGCCTTTATGACAGTGGATGAAATACGCATCGCGGATAACGGCGCGTTTTGTCGCTTCCGGCCACTTTTCATCCCACCTGTCGACCGAAAACGCCCACGCCAGCCACGGCAGCAGATTTGCCGGACAGGTGTCCGGGTTCCACAGCTCACGAATACTGACCGGCGTTTTTTCAATTTCCGCACAGGCTTTTGCGGCGGCGACCTCAAGCGGTGATGAGCCGGTCGGCAGCAGTCGCGAATCACTCATCCGAGCCTCCGGTCACGACGCGGTATTCGGTACAGAAAGACGCCTGCGTACTGTTGAGCACGATGTCGGCCAGTGGTGCAGCCAGTTCGACACGCTGCACACCTTCCACATGCAAAGCGGCATAAATGGCAGACAGACGGATGTCGCGCCCCAGCCGGTGCTGTGCCGTGATATACGCTTCCAGCTTTTTCACAGCGGCAGCGCGGATGGGTTCGCTTTCGGGACCAGGGTAAAGGTAAAGCGTGGCGTTTATCTGGTATTCAACGATGGCGGCAGACTGCACGGTCACGCGGTCGGCCACCGGCCTGACGTCCTCGCCATTAAGGGCGTTACGCACCACAGCCAGCAGGTCTTCGGATGCGACGCCGTTATTTTCACGTGACAGCACAGAGATAGTGACGCAGGCCGGAGACGGACTGGTGACAGAGATATCCGCGACACGCCCGTCGGCACTGCGGCCATGATACTGATAGGCACCCACCGACCCGGCGACGCTTAAACCTTCAAACGCCTGCTGAATACGCAGCCGATAATCGGTGTCAGATTCCATCACTGCCGGTGTCGGCGGAATGGTCGAATCATCTGCCGGGGTGATAGTCAGGCGCGTGGTGTTGTAATTGGCACCAATCACATCAAGGTCATTACCGGCTGCACAGGCCAGCATCACCGCCCGTGCGGCCTCATTCACACGCTGACGCCAGATAAGCTCACGATAAGCATTTTCCTCCAGCAGTTTGACGAGAGGTTCGGATTCCAGCGTCAGGGTACGGGCGACCGCCTCCTGCTGGTCTTCCGGGTAAAGGGAAATCAGTGTCGCCTTGCGTTCGGCAAGAATGGTTTCAAAGTCCAGCTCCTCGACCACATCCGGTGCGGGTAGCTGGTTCAGGTCGATAATCGGCATGGTTTCAACTCACAGGGATGGTTAACGAAAGTGGCTGGCCGGTGTCGTTGTGCTGGCCGGTTAACGTGACCGTCATTCGCCCGTCAAAACTGCGCTCAGTGGTGACGGATGACAGGGTGACGCGGGGTTCCCATTTCAGCACCGCCATGTAACAGGCGACCTTAATCTGCAACTCAAGCGCCGGGGTCTGCGGCTGGTCAATCATTGACGCCAGCAACGAGCCGTAATCACGACGCATCACCCGTGAGCCGACCGGTGTGCGCAGGATATCGCCGATACTCTGGCTGATATGCTCAAGGTCAGTGACAGTCAGGCCATCACTGCGATTCATTCCGAGATAACGCGCTGTCATAAAGGACTCCCGGTTGTGCCGCCGCTGTCGCCGGGGTGTTTATGGGTATGCAGTACCTTACCGTTTGATGAGAGTTCACCGCCGGTGTGTTCAATGTTGCCGCGCATCGTCCCGCCCTTCTGCACTTCCAGCGTGCCGGTAGTCAGTTTGTTGGTGCAGACCACTTCCGGTGTGTCCAGGGTGATGCGGGTTGATGCTTTCACCATAACCACCGGCACCGTGGCAGTAACAGAATCAGAAGCCGTCACGCTGGCTGTTTTAATTCCGCTTACCGTGAGTGCACTGGTTTCAGGTTCATACTCAATCACCGCCCCGTCAGGGAAACGGATATGCAGGGCATCCGCCGACACAGACGGCGAGGGGTTATCGCCGGAATAAATCCCCGGCAGAACGAACGCCGTGTCGAGTTCACCACCCACGGCCAGAATCAGCACCTGTTCCCCCACGGAAGGTGCCCACCATGTGCGCGAACGTCCTGCGCGATGGGTCAGCCACTGAAGCCAGTCGGTGCACATGCCGCCGGTCTGCACGCGGCAGCGACCGGCGTTAAGGTCGGTTTCGACGATAATGCCGGTGCGAATCATGTTGCGCAGTGCGCGCGCGAGTTCCTGAATATTTGCGAGAGTGTTCATGCGTGTGAGATTGCACAATATATAAAAGTTATGCTATCTGGATTCATTTGTAGAACGACCATACAACATTCGAGGAGAGCGTAATGTTCAGAGATAATGTGACTAATGCGTGGTGGTTTATCTCTTTGTATCTATTTTTATTAATAGCATTAACATTTGTTACCTTTGGTAAAAGTAATCTTATGAGGTTTATTGCACATCATTTCAATCTTGAGTATTCAGACAGAAAGTTAAAAATGCTCGACAAAAAATGGCGCGACATTCAACTATTTAAAATAATTAACGGAATCAATGTATCAGGCATCGAAGATGTGAGAATGATACAGCAGGGGCTGATTGATGGAAAACTAAAAACATCGTATTTTTTCCTTACTCGCATCTGGGGTGACATAACAAAACCACCACACATAATTAAAACAATAATTGTAATTCTGGCCAGTATTTTTTACATTCTCCTCGCATGTTACATACACAACGAACAATCCGTTATAGTAAGGGATGCCATAGGCATACCATATAAAAACATGATGTACTATGTTTATAGTGACAAAGTTCTTTTATCCTTCAAAAATAAAGCAGTTGAATTTAATAAAACTTATAGCCTTGCCGATTGCAAGAGACTGCAAAACGTATTTATAAAAGACACACTTCCTGAAATCGCCTGCAATAAGCTCTTACAGCTAAACGAGGAGGACTCCGAATGGTTAAGTCAGGAGATTAAAGATAATAACAGTCACAAAAAAGCATTATTAATACTATCCCTCGTCTATTTCACTTCAGGTCTGGTTATATTCCTGTCATATACAAAATTCTTTTACGCCAATAAGAAGGTTTTAGAATACAAAGCATCAAATAAAAATCACTCATAAACCTCTAAACATTGAGCGACCAGCATGGCCGCTCAATGTTTAATTGCGCATCAGCCTCTGCCTGGATAAAACTAACGCTCAGGGTGAGCCAGGATAATCTCTTCAATCATCTGCACATCCTCACTGGTAAAGCCGAGCAGAGGACGCGCCGGATAATCAATTTTCTTACCGTCTTTCCGGTTTTCTTCCGACAGACCGAACTGATGCACGCTGGCGATTTTCGGTGACTTCCCGCCGTAAAACTCCATTGATGCCTGTTCCGGGCTGGCGCGGATATGCAAAAAACGACTGGTGATAAGTTTCGCAAACATTTTTCGCTTAACACGACCAGCCTTTTTTCTGGCGCTCTGCTGCTGGCGTGGCGCGTAGGGTGTGCCGTCCGGGGCTTTCTGAGCCATCACCCGACGCTGCTGACTCTGCCGCAGACGTTTCGCCAGTTCGGCGCTCAGTCGCCGACGCCCTGACGGTGACAGCGATTCAATCAGTCCGGTCAGCCGGTCTTCAAAACGCTTAAACTCATTCATCCCACTTGCTCACCAGTTCGCCATTGATATAAAGCTCCACCGGGCGGGTGACCGGCTCCGGCGGCGTGGGTTCCGGGATATTCTTCACATGCAGTGCGCCGTCCACCTCACTGACCAGCGTGCGCTCGGTCAGCATCAGGCTGATGCTGATATCAAAGCTGCTGTCATTGTTGATGTCTGCATAAAACGTGAAGCCCTTTTTCTGGCCTGCGTCGGTGGTCATGATGTCGGGCTGATTTTCCCGCAGCCACGCCAGCACCGGCACGATGAGCAGGTCAAAATCACCGGTAAAGTCGGTCACAATCACATTGAGCGTGTAACGCTTTTCGAATGACAACGACGTCGCCAGCGTGGAGGCAATACTCCCGTTATCAACGAATATCCGCAGCATCTCGGGACTGGTTTTCAGCACCGTGACGGCATCAGTCAGCGCCCTGCGCAGGCTGTCGGGTTTGAGCATCGTTTTCGTCCTGACAGTGTTTAATCATTTTTACCTGGCTGGCACAGCGTGCCAGCGCGTTCTCAAGCTGTCGGATATCGGCACTTAAATCGCCGTTCGTCTCCGGGTCACTGCCCGGCATCGGGCAAAGGCTCACTTTCGGGCAGGCGTTGGCGACAATCACTGGCGTCGGTGCAGGCCGGGCGCTGGTGCAACCGGCGCACAGCATCAGGCAGGCCAGCGCCGTACCAGCGGCGAAAATCTTCGTTTTCATTCAGTAACCTCGTGATGGTTTTCTCGCGCTGTGCTTCACGCTTCGCCGCGTTCTCCAGTTCCTGACGCAGTGCCACCTGCGCCAGCTCGTTTTTGTCTGCTCTGGCGAGGGCAACATGAAGCTGATTTTTCAGCATGGTGATGGTCGTCTGCTGCCCGTCGGCGACGTTGTTCGCCCTGTCCAGCGAGGTGCGCAGGCTGGCGTTTTCATGCTTCGCCAGAAACAGACCGGCCACCGCCAGTGATAACAACACAACCAGCACAATCATCAGCTTTGACATGGTTCCCGCCCCTCAAAACGCTGACGACAGGCCGTGCGTATCAACCGGAAGAACACCGACGCCACGAGGTAAATCAGCGCGGTAAAAATCCACCCGGCAGCGACCAGCGAGATAAACGTCGCCACCATCACCACCAGAGCCGCCGCCCGTCTGCGCCACGGCACCGGCTGCAAAAACAGCGACGCGACAATCTTCACGGCCAGCGATTCCGGCGGCAGCTCCCGCCCGTAGCGTTCCAGCACATACTCAGTGGCATACACGCCGACACCACCGGCAACCACACAGATAACCGTCGCCAGAATCGCCCAGGCGGCGACAAAATTGACGGCCACGCTCTGCGGGTAAATCAGGGACAGTGCCAGCATCAGCGCCAGCGACACGTTCAGCATCAGTGAAAGGGATAATTTCTTCATGGTGTTTACTCCGTTTAAGCCGGTACGCCGCCAGCGGTACGCCAGACGGTGACCAGTTTTTCCAGTGAATGCTCACGCTGACCGTAACCGGCACCCGGCAGGGACGCCCAGATATTGCGACAGCGTGAAATGGCGCGCTCAATGCGTCCCGCCCGGATGTCATCCAGTGCACCGCGTTCGCGGATCAACTGAATGGCAAGTCTGTCCTGTGACAACGGACTGAAATCCGGCAGGGCAAGCTGTTTGCGGTAATGCGGCCAGAACAGGTAAAGCTGCTGATAGCGACCGGAGGCCGTGGATTTTTCACCGCGACGGTTAAACACCTTCGCCGGTCGGCCATGTGCGAACGGGTGGTCACTGTAGTCGGTGAAAATTTCCGGCTTCCCGTCCAGTCCGGTGACTATCACGTCATAGCCCCGGTTTTTCGTCAGCGGATGGTTTGCCGTCCCTTCGGACACGGCCAGCATGTCGAGAAAGGCGGCGATATTCTGATGCGTGTTAATAACCGGCATTACGGTTTCCCCCTGCCCTTAAAGCGGCGCTGAATGGCAATCTCAATCACCTGATAACCGGCGATACCCAGCATGGAGCCGATACCGCACACCGCAGGCAGTGACAGGTCAGGAAACTGCACCAGAACAACACCGGCAACCATCGAGACAAAACCACCGAGCAACATGCGCCCGATAAACAGACGCGGGGTGATGGGTTCACCACCGGCAAGCACCTTGCCGACAACAATCAGCACCCCAATCATGAAAAGCGACAGGACGCTTTTTTCTTCTGCTGTCATGCGTTACTCCCACAGATTGACAGTTTCAGCCACGGGCGCGGTCTGAACGTCGGGCAGTTCGACGGCGGTGCCGTGTGGCAGCACCGCACCCAGTTCAGCCAGTCCCGGATTTGCGGCGAGCACGGTCTCAACCACGCCCTCAGTGCGCCCGTAATACCGGACACAAATGGCGTCGAGCGTGTCGCCCTGTAGCGCAAAGGTCTTCATCAGATTTGACTCACGATGCAGCGCGGCTTGCCCTGGATGCGCGCCACTGCCCAGCGCATATCCCGCCACAGCTCATCAATGGTGCTGTCAATGCTGTCGGCCTTCTTGTCGCCTTTCGCACTGGCATCCACACCGCGATAACGTTCATAAAGCGACGCGGTCGCCATCGCACACACGGCGCGCTCGTAGTAAAAAACTTTGATGCTTTCACCGTCGATGTCGTCCGCCGGGACGTCCGCCAGACGCGTAAAACCGGCGGCAATTTTCTGTTCGCGGTACTCGTACAGCTCCGCATTCGTCTCCGCCATGCCTGACTTGATGGCCTCACGCAGACGGGCGGGGGCGACGGTCTGCTCAAGGCGCATACGTTCCCGGACGCGCTTCGGGTCGATATCGGGAAAAAAGAACGTGTTTTTAATCACCGGCTCGTCGCCTGCCGGTTGCGGGATGACCACCGTACCCTCACCGGACACGGGAGCCTCCTTTCGCGGAATAATCAGCGTCATCATGACTACCTCTGAAAAGTCGGGCGGTGGACGCCGGTGCAGTGTCAGGTGATTCACCCTCACTGACCGGCGTGCCGCCCTGGCGCGGGGCGCATTCGGTTGTTAACTGGCTTTCTTTTTCGGGCGTCCACGTTTTGCCGGTGTCACGCTCCGGATCTTACGCGGGGCGCGGGTGGCCGCTTTGGGCTGCGGCTCCGGCTTCGGTTTCAGCTCCCGCTCCAGTCGTTCAATCTCTTTTTTGACGCCTGCCTGACAGTCGAGCTGTGTCGCACGTTGCAGGTGAGCCAGCGCACCGGCGGCATCACCACCGTCACGCAGAAACAGACCGGTGATTTTGTGCAGCTTTGCGCGCACTTCATCAGGCATGTCAGCCGTGGCGGTCAGTTCAAGGGTCTCCGTCAGCAGGCGGGTATCCACAGACTCACCGGCAGCGTGAGCGCGCATGGCCGCAAGCGCTACCTCCTCGGTGAACATGTACGGCGGGGTACGGCGGTGTTTACCCGGCATGGTCAGACCGTACTTCAGGGCATAACGGGCAATCTCCAGCGCACCTGCAATATCGCCGGTATCCAGACGCCACAGCATGACCGTCATCAGAATGTCATCCTGTGCACCTTTGCCCTGCTCCAGCACGCCGTTCACCCACGGCAACCAGAACGGCAGCAGTTCGCGTTTTTTCGCGGCCTTCAGCTCTTTTGAATAAATCGCTTTCAGTGTGCGCTGGTCTGCGGCGAGCTTAACCAGCATCTGCTCATAGACAGTTGCATGTCGCAGCGGGGCGGCTTCCCGCTGCGCGGTCATCGCTGCCGAGACCCGCATCATGTGGCGCTGTGCGGGACTCGTCATCGGTTACGCTCCCGGCTCTGCGGTCGCTTTAGCCAGTGTGGAGAAATCACCGACCTTAATTTTTTCCACCAGACAACCGGCGGCGTAGTCTTCCACCACGTAATCAATGTTCATTGACTCGTAGTTCTCCACGCGGTCGAGTTTCGGGTTTTCCTCAATCACGCGGCGATGGCTGTCATCCATGTAGTAGATGGACAGGTTTTCCAGCTTTGTGATGAGCATCGCATCCGCCGGGAAGTACGGGACGCGTACCGCCGGCAGGTTACCGATGCGTTTCTGGCTGATGATGACGTCAGCGGCCAGCATTTCGCTGTTGTCCTGCTCCTTGTTGACGATGGGAAAATACTTGTCCGCCAGTAGCTGACGTCCCACAATCACCACAAGGTCAGGGTCTTCCTGATACCACGGCTCAATCAGGTTGTTGGTCGCATCCATCACCAGTGCGTCAAGGCTGGCATAATCACCGCCCTTACCCACGCGGATAACCTCAGAGGTGGTGTGCCCTTCCTCGTCAGTGACCTTGCTCATCACGCGCGCCGGGGCTTCATTGCGGTATTTCTGCAGCCAGCCGACCGCCACATCCTGCAGCATCGGATTGCTGCTGCGGTCAGAGGTTTCGGCACGCTTCACGCCGTTAAAACCGGCCATGATGAAATCAAGGGACTGGCGTTTGATAATGGCGTTACGGACACGGAGCTGGAAATCCTGATAACGCGCCCACAGGTCAAGCGTTTTGTAGCGGATATAAAAATCGAAGTTAATCTGGTCGCATTCGTACTTGTTTGACGCCAGCTTCGAGAAGTCCTTCGGCTGACGCTCGGTGCCACCGGCGGTGTCGGTGGTGCTGGCGATGGAGCCGGTGACACCGATGCCAATTTTTTCCCCTTTCATTTCGCTGACCGGCACAATGTTGATGCGGGTCAGAAAGTCAGAGGACTCCTGCATGGTGTTCATCAGGGTCTGGGTGACCGACGGTTCAACGGTGAATTTTTTCGACACATCACCGGCGTCGATGCCGTTCAGTTCGGCAACACGGGACAGGTAAGCATTAAATTTAAAGCGGGTTTCCTGGCGCATAGTTTTTCCTGAAATTAAGGGTTAATCGTGAAGGTTTTCCCGGACTGACTGACGCCGGTCAGCAGTTCGTCATCAGGGCGTCACCGCCACCACCGGTGGCCTTGCTGCGGCGCTGCTGGGTCAGACTTTCGGTGTGGTCGAGACTGTTTTTCAGGCGGGTGAATGCCTGGCTGGTTTCATCAGCCCTGTCAGTCACCTCCTGCTTAAGTGCGGAAAAGGCAGTTTCCATCTCAGCGAGGCGCTGCTCAGTGGCGCTCAGTTTTTCCTGCACATGTTCAGCAACAGCGGTCACCGCTTCATGCACGTCATTCAGACGGGCGTCATCACTGGCCTGTTTGCGGCCAAAAATGGATTTCACCTTTTCGGTCAGGGCGGTGAACACGGTTTCAGGCAGGTCTTCAAATTCCAGCTCAACAGGCGTTGCCACTGAAATCAGGTTTTCAGGGCTTAATTTGAAGCGGTTCAGAGGGTTGTGTTTTGCAGTGCGGCAGAATTCCAGATATTCCGTGCCGAGGCTTGCCGGGTCATCGGTGACGGCCAGCCCCACCAGATAACATTTGCCGGTGTTGGCAAAGTTCGGCTGAATTTCCATTGAGGTGTAGACCTTCTGCGCGGCCTTGTTCATCGCGATAAGGTCATCGGTCGGGGTGATTTTCGCAAACAGCGCCCATTTGCCTTTCAGCGCCGAATCGTCATCAATCTTTTCGGCCTTCAGTTCGACCACATCGCCATAACGTTTAAAAATACCGTCAGGCAGGATGCCACGCAGATGTTCCAGGTTAATGCGGCAACCGTAGACACGCGGGTCAAAGGTTTCGGCCATTTCCTGAATATCCTGCGCACTGATGACACGCCCGTCACAGGTGTCACCCTCAACGCCGATACGAAAGAATTTTGAGACTTTTTTTGCCATTGTCAGGAGTCCTGAATAGTGATTAGAAGAGTCACATGTCGGCATCAGTTTCCCGACGATGCGCATCCTCCGCCATCAGTCCCGGATGGCTTATCACTGACACAACAGCACCTTAGCGAATCGCGGGGCGCGACTCAGTAGCCTTGCCGTGTATTCATCACGGCGAGGTATTCATGACCATCACCACAGACACCACTCTTTTACACGACCCGCGTCGTCAGGCGGCGCTGCTGTACTGGCAGGGGTTTTCCGTGCCGCAGATTGCCGCCATGTTGCAGATGAAACGCCCGACGGTGCAGAGCTGGAAACAGCGCGACGGCTGGGACAGCGTTGCCCCCATCAGCCGTGTCGAAATGAGCCTGGAAGCGCGGCTGACCCAGCTCATCATCAAACCGCAGAAAACCGGCGGTGACTTCAAGGAAATTGACCTGCTGGGACGCCAGATTGAACGACTGGCACGGGTAAACCGCTACAGTCAGACCGGCAACGAGGCAGACCTTAATCCGAACGTTGCTAACCGCAACAAAGGCGGGCGTCGCAAACCGAAAAAGAATTTTTTCAGCGACGAAGCCATCGAAAAGCTGGAGCAGATTTTCTTTGAGCAGTCTTTCGACTATCAGTTGCACTGGTATCGTGCCGGGCTTGAGCACCGCATCCGCGATATCCTGAAATCCCGCCAGATTGGCGCGACGTTTTATTTTTCCCGTGAGGCGCTGCTGCGCGCCCTGAAAACCGGTCATAACCAGATTTTTCTGTCGGCCAGTAAAACGCAGGCGTATGTGTTCCGCGAATACATCATCGCCTTTGCCCGTCTGGTTGATGTTGACCTGACCGGTGACCCGATTGTCCTGGGCAATAACGGCGCAAAACTGATTTTTCTCGGCACCAACTCCAACACCGCGCAGAGCCATAACGGCGACCTGTACGTCGACGAGATTTTCTGGATCCCGAATTTTCAGGTACTGCGTAAAGTGGCATCAGGTATGGCCTCACAGAGTCACCTGCGCTCGACCTATTTCTCCACCCCGTCCACGCTGGCGCACGACGCCTATCCGTTCTGGTCGGGTGAACTGTTCAACCGGGGACGCGCCAGCGCCGCCGAACGCGTGGAAATCGACGTCAGTCATAACGCCCTTGCCGGTGGGCTTCTCTGTGCGGACGGCCAGTGGCGGCAGATTGTCACCATTGAGGACGCCCTGAAAGGTGGCTGCACTCTGTTCGACATTGAGCAGCTCAAACGCGAAAACAGCGCCGACGATTTTAAAAACCTGTTCATGTGTGAATTTGTTGACGACAAGGCGTCGGTGTTCCCGTTTGAGGAGCTGCAACGCTGCATGGTCGACACGCTGGAAGAATGGGAAGACTATGCACCGTTTGCCGCCAATCCGTTCGGCTCCCGCCCGGTATGGATTGGTTACGACCCGTCACACCGTGGCGACAGCGCCGGATGCGTGGTGCTGGCACCGCCGGTGGTGGCCGGTGGCAAATTCAGAATACTTGAGCGTCACCAGTGGAAAGGCATGGACTTTGCCACCCAGGCGGAATCCATCCGCAAACTCACCGAAAAATATAACGTCGAATACATCGGGATTGATGCCACCGGCCTCGGTGTCGGCGTGTTCCAGCTCGTGCGCTCGTTCTATCCCGCCGCGCGCGATATCCGCTACACGCCGGAAATGAAAACCGCAATGGTGCTCAAGGCAAAAGACGTTATCCGCCGTGGCTGTCTGGAATATGACGTCAGCGCCACCGACATCACCAGCTCGTTCATGGCTATCCGCAAGACCATGACCAGCAGCGGACGCAGCGCCACCTATGAGGCCAGCCGCAGCGAGGAAGCCAGCCACGCCGACCTCGCCTGGGCAACCATGCACGCCCTGTTAAATGAGCCACTCACCGCCGGTATCAGCACTCCGCTGACATCCACCATTCTGGAGTTTTACTGATGAGCAAGAAAAAAGGGAAAACACCGCGACCTGCGGCAAAAACAATCACCGCCAGCGCCCCGAAAATGGAAGCATTCACCTTTGGCGAGCCGGTGCCGGTACTCGACCGCCGTGACATTCTGGATTACGTCGAGTGCATCAGTAACGGCAGATGGTATGAGCCGCCGATCAGCTTTACCGGTCTGGCAAAAAGCCTGCGTGCTGCCGTGCATCACAGCTCACCGATTTACGTCAAACGTAATATTCTGGCTTCAACGTTTATCCCGCACCCGTGGCTTTCCCAGCAGGATTTCAGCCGTTTTGTGCTGGATTTTCTGGTGTTCGGTAATGCGTTTCTGGAAAAGCGTTACAGCACCACCGGTAAGGTCATCAGACTGGAAACCTCACCGGCAAAATATACCCGCCGTGGCGTGGAGGAGGATGTTTACTGGTGGGTGCCGTCCTTCAACGAGCCGACACCTTTCACGCCCGGCTCCGTGTTTCACCTGCTGGAGCCGGATATTAATCAGGAGCTGTACGGCCTGCCGGAATATCTCAGCGCCCTTAATTCTGCCTGGCTGAATGAGTCGGCCACGCTGTTCCGCCGCAAGTATTACGAAAACGGCGCACATGCCGGATACATCATGTACGTCACCGATGCAGTGCAGGATCGCAACGATATCGAAATGCTTCGCGAAAACATGGTGAAGTCGAAAGGCCGCAACAATTTTAAAAATCTGTTTCTCTATGCCCCACAGGGGAAAGCCGACGGCATTAAAATTATCCCCCTCAGTGAAGTGGCGACGAAGGACGATTTTTTTAATATCAAAAAAGCCAGCGCCGCTGACCTGCTGGACGCACACCGCATCCCCTTTCAGTTGATGGGCGGCAAGCCGGAGAACGTCGGATCGCTGGGTGATATTGAAAAAGTGGCAAAGGTCTTTGTCCGCAATGAGCTTATCCCGCTACAGGACAGAATTCGGGAAATAAACGGCTGGCTCGGCCAGGAGGTCATCCGCTTTAAAAACTACTCACTGGAGACTGACAACGGCTGAACATCGCCGCCTGCGGGCGGCTTTTTTACACCCCGCCATCACGCCCTCACACGCTCATCACCGCACAAAAAATCCCGCAGACACACCAACGCCTCAACGGGCAGACTAAGCGCCGTCACGACGCGCTCAGACGCTGAAAAAATAAAATCAGCACCACCGCCAGCGCGCAGTGCTTTCCCCGCCTCGCCCGCCCGCTTAATGGGGCGGTTTTAATGCGGGTGCATAACCACTTCTTACCCACATCAATTCTGGTCAAGCCAAGCAGTACAGCTTATGATTTCAAGATGCAAACTCATGCAGCAATGTTAAATTCTGCATCCATCGGTTTGAAAATGTGATCCGTTTTACGAATTCAAACTCAACTCTGTTTGACTCTTTTGAACATTAATAGTTTTACCAGTAAGGACATCCAAAACCCCTGCAGCAACAGCCTGCGCCAATTTACAAGGCACAGCATTCCCTATCTGACGCCAAATTGACGAATTTTTCCCCACAAAGACATAATTACTCGGGAATGTTTGAATCAAAAGAGCCTCATCTATCGTTAGTCGACGTAAACGACTAGGTACATCGTGCATATCTTTTGGCTCACCACCATTCATTAGATGATTATGATAAGTCTCAACATAACTTGTTGAGCCATCATAAAGGTGTTCTTCATCAATAATTGGTGTCCTATTCCCCCCCATAGAAGCAGCTATAGTTGAAGCATACCCATTCGGGTTAATTGGTCTTCCCTGCCCGTTAAACATCATTCCCGCGTAAGGTGACTTCCGTAATACTGGCTTAGCAGCATTTGTAATCCTTGCATTACAGACTCTTGAATTGTTTGGATTACCCGCTCGCCCTAAAGGCCGAATAATCTCACCAACTGTTGGCGAAAGATATTGGTATTTTTTTATCGCCGCCTCAACTCGTTTCACATCATTTTCGGAACGAAACCCTATAAAAAACATACGTTCCCTATTCTGAGGAACGCCAAAATCTTTAGAATTCAGCACCAGCAAGGCTGAACGATAGCCTGACTTTTCAGCCATCTTAAACAGTTCACACCTAACTGGTTCAAATTTGGACAACTGTGCTAAAGCCTTAACATTCTCCATAACAAAGCATTCTGGTTGAATTATATCCACCGCCCGCATGAATGACATAACCAGCTTACTACGTGGATCATGAGCGTCCATTTTCCCTGCCACAGAAAATCCTTGGCATGGAGGCCCACCAAAAACACAACCTATATTTTTCAGCCCAGACAATTCACTTAGCATCTCATCAATATCACCACAAAAAACAGGTGATTCATGATTAAGCTTAAATGTATCACATGCATCCTTATCTATATCATTGGCCCAAACTGTTCGGAACCCGGCATTAGAGAAACCGACATCCATCCCTCCTGCCCCAGTAAATAAGCTCACCGCTGAAATTTTGTTCACTTCTTTAGCACCAATTATTCGATTTTGGAATAAAACCAATGATAGGTAAGGATCGACACACAATCAATCACCTTCTAAACCACATGGCAAAACGACAACCAACTATACATGATCATAGATACAGGTGCCTAGTCCAGCTTCTCACCAAACTACGCAAAGAAGCTTCTCTTTCGCAGTCAGAATTGGCCATTTTTCTAGGATTATCACAATCAGATATATCTAAAATCGAAAGCTTTGAAAGGCGATTAGATGCTTTAGAACTATTTGAATTATTAGAGGTGGTTGCAAGCCGATTAGGTCTACCAATGGATATCTTACTAAAGGACACCTATGAAAGTATTAGTAAATCATGAGCAAGCCTATAATGTAATTATAAATGCAATCAACGATGCAAAAAAATTAACTGATTACAAAACAAATAATCAATGGGTCTCCATTCAAAATGTAATTTTAGGCACCCACCTTACATACAGATATATACTTATTACTGGTTTACTTGCAAAAGCAACAGACCCTAGAGTAAACCCTCTGGCTTTACAAGCTAATGCCCCCGTAGACGGAGCCTATGATGCAAGAAGTTTATGTCATTCGGTAATAGTAGGCAAAGTAGAAGGCCCATTTTTAGAGGGTAAGTTAGGCGCATCAAATGAGCCATTTCTAAATAAACCAGCTCGTTACATGCTCCACTCCTCTGATAACCCTGTGCGCAGAGGAAATGATAAGGTTTTACAACAACTTTCAATTGATATATTACATGCAGCAACAACCCAAACCTTAGCTTATGAAATGCTTGTTATTGCATTATATTTTACCCTACAGCGAACCAATAGAGTTATAACGCCGAACTCAATTAATTTTGATTTCCATAAGATTATTTATAATATTATATCTCATCCTTGTGATGGAGAAACATGCGCGATTGCTGCCGCAATTTCGTTACATTTATTAGGTGAACAAAGAGGATGGATAATAAAAGCACATCCCGTCAATCAGGCCGGTAGCTCCTCAAAAGAGATACTGGACATAGATGTATATCATGATGATATAGTTTTCCTTTCTATAGAAGTGAAAGACAAACCATTTAATTATCAAGATGTTAATCACGCCGTTTCAAAAGCATCTGCATCCGGGATTTCAAAAGTTATCTTCCTTAAAGGGCCAAGAGCAACAAACTTAGATATTGATGAGTCTCTTGCGATTGAGAACGCTGCGACAAAAGGTGTTTCACTAAGCTTTAGTGACGTCATGACATTCACAACAACATGTTATGCGTTATCGCCACTATTAAGTAATGACAGAATAATAGATTTCATAAATAACACTTTAAAAGACATCAGAGCTAAAGATAGCACTATAGAATACATACAATCCATATTTAAAAATTAATACTCCCGGGACAATATAGTTCACAACTACGTTGTCCCTTTTAAAACAGTCAAGCAATTGCATTATATTAATTATTTACTTTTTATCACAATCTCATAATTCATACGCTCTCCAATCACATATAACAGGATAACTGAAGCTTCTCCCGTCGTAATTTACAGTTGCCCCACGCGCCAGCGCCTCAAGCTCCCATCGCTGCGGCCTGATACCGTTCTGAGCAAGGTCAACGCGGATACGGGTAATTTGCATTCGTTCCGACCGGGTCAGTCTGGCCGATGGCGCTATTTCATGCGGTTTTAACGGGCTTCCGCTTCTTTGCTGACGGTTTGGTGTTCTCAGGTCGTGTTTTAATGCGCCCCTGAGCGCCCTAACGACCTCCTGGTCATTCCATTCGATAACACCGTCATCAACCAGATTAAGCACTGCGGCGGCGTGCTCAGAAGGTGTGGGAGCCGGTAACGAAACATCACTACCGGTGAGCTTTCCACAGTTATTGACAGGACTCCGAGGCGCGGCGATGCCGCTTTTTAAAGTCAAAGGCTCAACGACCGGCACTTTCGGCACAATGCGCCAGTCCGTCGTTCTGGTGATATGAATATGACGCGCGCCGAGATGCGGCGCGTAAATGCCGACCACTCTCTCGACTTCTTCCTCGTACTCGTTAACGTCATCCGACGGGCTACGGGCAACCCTGACAGTCTGACAATCGCGCGGAACATTTGCCCCACCCTGCGCGCTGATATACAACGCAAAATCACCACTGTCTGCGGCGGCGCGTGCAGCCTCGACGCGTTCGTCAAACTCATCAGCAATGCTGACGCCACGAGGCAATTTGCGTAGTTCACGGTAAGCCCCCATTGTCGGCAGACCAACCGTTTTAAATTGCGGGATGCGCCACGTTGACGCCCATGCGGTAACAGCCGCGGCAGTATCTTTAAGCGGCCTGCCGGTATCGTTATCGAGCTGACCATCCAGTGCATAGCCGTCGATATTTTTTGAGATGTATTTAGCGATATACCCCGCAGCACCACCCCGGTTAAGGTGTTTTGCCTGAAAACGGTTTCGCGCGGCTCCTCTTTCGTCGCCATCCTCTTTGAGCGCATAGCGACGCATGATTTCGATAATCTGGTTACGCTGGCGTGGATTACAAAAAAGCATCATATGCCAGTGCGGTGTTCCGTCGTGGTGTGGCTCGACGACACGCAAACCGTAGACCTGTAAATCATTATCCTTGAATGCCGTGCGCATCAGGCTCCAGATACGGCAGAGATAACGCTGCGCATCCTTTGGATTAAATGCCTCATCGTTCCAGCCGTGATTTAGCTGGACGGTTTTACTTTCGCCTTTTCCGACCTGACGTGTCGGGTGATACTTTGACGGCGCGGTCAGCGTGATAAACATCCCCACATCACCCTCTGCGGCGGCGTAACGCTCAATACCGGCAATGGTGTTCATCAGCTCCATCCGGCGAATTTCAGGATTAGAAATACTGCCCATCACCTTACTGATAAGGTCGATACGCTCGCCGGTTTCCCTGTTTTCAAGGTCACACGATTTAAGAAATTCCAGATTTGCCTGGCGGCGCGCACGCACATCACGAATGGCATGTTTACTGGCATAAGGAGAACGGTCTTTATTGACCTCCCCGACAGCAATCAGTAACGCCTCATGCCAGCGCATACGCTGGCCTTTAAGCTGATGGGTCCACCACTCATCGTTAAACAGGCGGGCAATGGCAGAATATGCCTGCCTCGTGGTCATCTGTCCTTTACGGTATTTTTTCCAGTAAAGCGGGGAAATATTGAAAGCACGTGCAGCGCCAGCAACATGACCATAGAGGTGAGCCTGCGCCTCATCCGTAAACAGCGA